GTTGACCTGCGAGAGCGAGGTGAAGGCGACGACCGGAGTCGCAGCGGTGGCAAGGTCTTTGACTTGGTTCGGGTTCATTTTTTACGCATCTCCATGATTTTTTCGAGCGTCCTGCCGCCAAAGTAAAATGACATGATGAGCATACCCCACTGTCCGAGCAGTGCGACATACGACTCGTTAGCGTTGTGCCCAAAGGCTGACATAAACGCCAGCGTGCAGTAGAGCAGGAGGATCGCAACAAGCGTCATCGGGCGGACGTTCTTGGACATCCAAGAATCCGACGACATGTCCGCCTTAAGACGCTCGGTCAGGTTGCTCTGCTCGACCCGATATGCTTCGAGGTCGGCGTTCATCTTCGCCAGCTCGCCGGACTGCGCCAACTGAGCGAGTTCCAGCTGCGCCTTCGCCTTCGCCTCAGGGTCAGGAATTAGTTTGTCGATCAGCTTCGTGCCGATCCCGAGAACTTCAGCGAGTGGGAACATGGGTTATACCTTCTTGGGATTCGTCAAACGGCGAAAAAGAAAGTAAGGAAGCCAAATCCATTTTGGTATTCGCGTCACCTTGACGTTGGTATTCTGCACAAACGGCACTTGGGCATCCCAGACCTTGACGCGAATCGGCGAGCCATCCGGCGACGTGCAGTCGAGTATTGAAACGTTCTGCGTCGGAGCGCGGCCCGGCTCCCAATAGTTGTCATATTGCCCGAGTTCAATCGTGCCGCTTACGACCGAGCCGTAAAGCGTCAGTCCGTTGATCGCGCCCTTGATCGTAACCGAGCCGTGAACCGTGCAGTTCTGCACCGTGTAATTCGAGCCGCGCACGCAATCAATTGAGTCCTCGCGGCTGGCTGGAATCGTCAGCCCGCTTATTGTGAGCCCGGTGCAGTTGGAGCACTTTACCAAGTCGTCCCAGTTCTCAGGGTCAAGCGGTGCCTGCCACTCGGCTGAGTCAACCGTGAGTCCATCGTCATTCGGACCAACGTAGCTGCGCCAATTGGTGTCTGCCGTACCGCTCATTCGACCTTTGTTTCCTTGGGCTTTAACGCCTCGGCAATCTGTTCCGCGCACTTGCGTAGCAAATCGTGCTGATCGGCGGGTAATGGAGCCAGACGGCTGGCTGCGTAGAGGTTCTGGAGTGCTTCGTTGGTGGTCATATTATTGATTGTTGATTGCCGAAATGCTTAGGGAATCTCCATCTCGCGTTGCGCCCGCAATCGCCTGCACGTAGTAGGGTGATGATCCTGCAACTGAAAGTTGAATCTGGGTTGCGGACGGCGAGCTGGTCGTAAAAATAGAACCGAGCTGGGATACGATTGTTAGGCCGTGGGAAATGTCCCACAACACCAGTGCTTGACCTCCCACTGAGGCATTGCGAATCCAGCAGAGTCCCGAAACACCCTCTGTGGAATTGGTCACAATGGTCTGCGTTGAAGAGTTGACGGTTACTGTTTTGACGAGCTTTTGCGTGCCGCTATCAACGTGAAGTTTTGCTGTAGGGCTGGCAGTTCCAATGCCGACGAGTCCGGTGGAGGTGACGCGAGCGCGCTCGGTTCCGCTTGCCAAAACTATCAAATCCTTGCACGAGATTTGCAGGTCCGCAAACCCTGCCCCGGTGTTGTAGTAACTCGCGATAGTGTGAGTTACTGCGCCGACGCTCGTGCTATTGAAACGAAACTCACCTGCGCCGCTTCCGTTGTAGCTTATCAATCCGTTTCCACTCAGAGAGGTAAACGCACCAGAACCGGGAGTGCTACCAATCGCGCCGGGGTTGGCAAACGTCGCGCCGTTTAGAGAGCTGGCGTTGAGGTTGGCGACATTGGTGGTGCTTGAGACGACAAGCGGCGCGGTGCCGGTGGCCACGGTGCTTGTAAATTGGGTCGTTACGCTGACGCCTCCAGTGATGGCCGCGCCTGTTGAGCTAATCGTTCCAATCGTCGAACCGTTGCTTTTAAGCAAAACTGAAGACCCGCTTAGATTAAGAACGCCAAAGGTCGCGCCGCCCGTGTTGTAACTCGTCAAACTGGAACTAACATTTCCCGTCGACGCATCGGTCCCGATGGCAATCGCGCTTCCCGTGCCGCCGCCGTAGGTCGTAGTGCTGGCAGAGAGCGCGGAGCCACTTCCGACACTTGTTGAAAGTGCACCTGTGAAAGTGCCGGATGTTCCGGAAATCGCGCCTGTCGCGGAAAGAAGACCGGTGATCGCGAGACCGGTTGAGCTAACCGTTCCGATCGTGCTGCCGTCAGATTGAAGACGAAGCGATGATCCATTTATCGTGACCTGCTGAAAGTTGGTGCCGCCAGCGCCGTAGGCTGTAATCGTTGACCCAACCGTCCCAGTGTTTGCATCGGGCGCAATTTCCAAAGCGCTCCCCGCTCCTCCGCCGTAGGTTGTGGTTCTAAGTTTCAAGCCACTTGTGCCGCCCGTGGAAATCAACCCGCCTGTCAACGAGAGCACGCCCGTTGTGTTGAGACTAAAAATCGAGGAGCCAAACGCGCTAGCGGCGTAGCGGCGGAGATTAAAAGCGCCGGCCGTGTCGGCATAGATGCCCCAGCCCGAACCCGCATCGTTGGATTGGGCGATCAGGATCGCCTCCTCATCCACTACCGGACGGATGTTGAGCGTTCGCGTAAGCGATGGGAAACGGCCGAGAGCCAATTCCGCGAATGTCGGCGCATCGGTTGGGCGCAGATTTTGGGTGATGTAAACCGTCTCGCCCGCGAGCGCAAAGTTTGGCGTAAAACCGTTAACCGTGAACGTGCTGCCGGCGTAAATTGCGTTTGCGAGCGCGACGTTGCCGGCCGCGCTTGGGTGCAGATTGTCGCCCGAATTGTAGGCAGGCAGAAAGGTGTAGGCGACGCCGGGGTCGAGGAGCGCGGTGTAAGTGTCGACGCGGTAGTCGATGCCAGTCGCTGTCGCCAAAATCCACGCGTTGACTTCCTCCAAGATCGCTTGCGTGCCTGCGTTCCAAGTCGCATAGGGTTTGAACGGAAGAATCGTGCAAGCGACAACCTTTGACCCAGCGGCCTGCGTTGCCGTGTAAATCGACTGGAGATTTGTCTTAATCGTAGCGGCCGTGAATCCCAGATTGATGTCGTTGATGCCGCCGAGAACGATGACGTATTCTGCGTCTGCGCGAGCAAGACACTCATTTTGCAAACGGGCAAGCATCATGGCGGTCGTGTCACCACCGACGCCGTTGTTGTTCACCTGCCACGCCGAGCCCAGCAACGTTTGCAGTCGCGTCTGATATGGAGGCAGACTGACCCCCGCCGTTATTGAATCGCCGAGCGTGTAAATCTGATGTTTTTGAACGACGGTCCCGTTTTGAGTGGCGAGCGTTCCGAGTCCAAGATTTGTCCGCGCCGTTGATGCGCTCGCGAGGTCAGAAAGATTGCTGGCAATCTTGAGATTCATGCCGGCCGTGAATGAAGCTGCGGTGCCGGTGATATTTGTTCCAACGAGCGCCGTCGGCGTGCCGAGCGCCGGAGCAATCATGGTCTTGTTGCTCAGCGTGTCCGTGGTCGCACGTCCGACCAAGGTGTCGGTCGCGTCAGGCAAAGTCACCACGCGGCCGGCTGTCGAAACGGCGTCAATCAGCGTCACCGCGCTTGCGGCGCTGGATGAACTGCGGAAGCGGATTCCCTTGTTGAAATCCGTACCGTCGCTGATCGTGAAAAGTCCGCTGCCTTTCGGCTGCAAATGCACACCGATGTTCGTGCTCGCGCCCTCGGCTTGAACGTGGAGTGGGTTGCCGACGCCGGTTCCGTTTTTGATCTCCAAATAATCCGTCGCGCTCGCCACTCCGGTCAGTCGCACGATGTCGTTGCCGCCTCCGACGATTCCCACCGTGTCAGCTGCCGGGCGATACATGCCGGTGTTCGTGTCGCTGACGAAGAAGAGGGATGGCGCCGCTTCGGTTCCATCGGTGAGCTCGATCTGTCCCTCGTTGCCGATAATCGTGATGTCACTCGATGTCTGGTTGATCGTGATGTTAGCGCCGGCGACTAGATTCTTTGGGACGTAATTCGGACCCACGCTTCCGAGGATTTGTCCGTCGCTTGGCGCTGGAATCAGGTCGGTAATTGACGCAACGCTCGGCCCGCCGCCGCCGTGTCCGCGTGCTGCGCTCAGCGTCCAGTTCGTCGCGTTCCGTCCCGGCCGCTCGCGGTTGTCGTTGATGTTCGACACGAACGAATCGCCGTTAAACGTCACGAGGTCCAACTTTTGATAAGTGTCGTTCGGCGTCCACTTGCCGCGAGGGTTCAGCCCGCGAGGTTCGGCGAATTCTTTCCGCAGTTGCTCGATCTCGCCCGCACGCGGAAAGCGCGAGAGTTCATCGGTGACGATGCTTTTGACTGCGTTCGGCAAAGCCGAAGCCGCTTCTGCGATGCGTGCCTCGGCCTTTTCGAGCAGCGTGGCGTTCTGCTCGCGCTCGGCCATAAGCACCGAGTAACGCGCCGCCGTCGTGACTTCCAAAGCCTTCCCGAGTTCGTCAACCTTGGCGGTCAGCGCTGCGCTGGATTGCGCGTGCGCGTCCTGTGCGCGGGCGATGACGAGCTGCTCCAACTCGCTGCGGATCGCTGGCTCGATCTCTTCGAGGTTCCGCTCGATCTCCGATGACAAATGGTCGCGCAACTGCGGCAGCGAATCGACCAGCTTTTTCAGCTCGGCGCGCTGGATGATGGCCAACTCAACGAGGTTATCGATTTCTGTCTGGGTGTGGATCATGGGAATTATTTTTTGCGCTTCGGTTTGCTCAGCTCGATGATGCTTTGGTCACCGGTCACGCTTTGCTTTGTCTCTTGGATCGTCGTCATCTGCTTCGCCCGGTATTTCTGCACCGCGTCCAGCCAGTCCTCGGCTGCGAGTGGCGTGTTGCGCGAAAACTGATGCTGCACTTCTGCGGCCGCGACGGAGAGGTCTTTTTTCTCCGCCTGCTTGTTCAGACGCTCCACGATGGCCGTGCTCCACGAATAGCCCTCGTCGCCTCCCCAGCCCATCCACGCCTGCCAGCCTTTGCCTTGTTCGTCCCACGTCTCGCCCTGCTTGTCGATTTCGTGCCGGTCAAAAAAAGCTTTCATGCGGCGCACGGTGTCCTCGGACATCGGCCGCTTGTTTATGAGGTCACGCGCCCGGGCGATGCCGACGCTCGTCATGCCGCGCTGTGACATCGGCTTCTTCTCGCGGATCTCAAGCGCGCGCCGCGCGTTGTCCGCCATCGCGTCGGTCGGAATGTAGGAGCCGTCGGCAAAGTTTATCGTCACGAGATTCGCGTCGTTCTGCACTTGCTGAACCGGCTCGATTGCGGCGGGTGCCGCCGCGACGCTCGCCGCCTGCGCCTCGGCTGCGCTTGCGCCCACCGCGTCGCCCGCTGCGGCTGCGGCCGCTGGAGTGCTGGGCAACGAGGTCGTGGTGAGGCGAATCGCCGTTTCCGGCACGCCGTATTTGACCGCGAGTTCCTTCACGAAACCGGCCTCGATTGCGATCTGCTCCAGCCGCGAGAAAGCGTCCGTGCCTTCCTCGGCCGCGATCTCTTGCAGCGACTTCGCGCCCTGCCGATTCTCGTTCATGTTCGCAGCGCTCTCGCGGCCAACATCGATGCTGAGCTTGGCTGGGAAACGCCACTCGCCCTTTGTCGCTCGGCGCAGTGCTTGAACCATTGTCTCGCCCGCGAGCAGCGGAGGCGGTGCGATCTCGCCGCGAGCGATGGCGTCGAGAATCACGGCGTCCTTGATTGGGTCGAGAACCTTGTCGGTCAGCACGCCCTGCTTGTTCGTGAACACTCGATCAGCCGCCGCGAATTCTGCGCGCACGCTTGGTCCCTTGTAGTCCTGTGTCCCGAATAGCACGCCCTCGGGAACGCCGACGCCCAGCGCGATCTCGTGCATGAGATGTTGCACAAATCCGGTGAACGCCTGCGACGGACGCGACGGCATGACCTCGACGCGGTCGCTGTTCTGGAAATATCGAATCATGCCGACCTCGGTCAGCTCGTTCTTCTGCGTCTGACCGCTCGGCAATCCCATCGTCGGATTCGGCTGGAAAAGGTTGCGCGGGTTGGCCGTGCCTCGGTCGTTGAAGATCAGCGCCGCCTGCTGCGACGAGAAACGCACGCCGGCCTTTTCCGCCTGCAAGATTTCGTGCAGCATCCGCGCCGTCTGGATTGCGCTGTGGAGGTCGGTGACGCCGCGATATTGATCAACGCGGAATGGGTCGAAGTAGTGGCAAAACTGATTCGCCGGAATGTCCTCCGCGCCGAAATAAACGCCGTCGCGCGTGACTCGGAAAATCCGGTAAGCCACCGGCTGACCGAAGTCGTTTGTGATAATTCCTTGGAAGTAATTGTTTGAGGCGACGGCCGTCTCGTTCGGGTTGCCGATGCGCGTGGCCGGCACGAGTTGTAGTTTCAAACCCTCGCCGCTGCGCCGGATCACAAAGCCGCAATCGCCGTCAATCGGACGTTCTTCGGCCGCGAGCTGCACAAGCTTTTTGAAGCTGTGCCGGTTCGTGACGTCGCAGTTTTTGCACCACGCGTGGAAATAGTCCGAGACGATCTGGTTGTAGTCGCGGTCTCCGGTCGTCGGGGAATACTCGTGCGGCGTCAGGTAGAGCCCGAACTTGCGCGAGATTTCCCGAGCCTCGGGGAAATTATCCACCAAGTCCCGCGCCTCATACATCATGACCACGCGGTCGCGCTGATTCTGCGAACTCTCGGCTGGCTGAGTGTATTGCTTCGGCGAATACATCCGATTCGTCCGCGCCGCGTTATATTCAAACAGCGACTTCGCGACGCGTGCCTCCAAACGCTTGAGCGCCCACGTCGGCGCAATGTTCTCAAGCGCCCGATCAATCCAAGGTTTTTGCGCGACCAGTTTTGACGCGTCGAAGAAATCGGTGCTCATGTGATTAGTTGCCGGTGAAGCTGACGAATGTCGTATCCGTTGACGTTCCGGCCGCGTCGGTCAATGCGTCCTGCAAATTGCCGAGCATGTTGTTCAGCGCGTTGAGGTCTGCTCGGCTCACGCTCTTGCCGTTGAGCGAGTAACTTTGGTTCAGGAGAACGGCCTGAATCGCGTCAATCGTCTTGGTCTTGAGCGCCGTCAGGGTCGCGGTGTCCAGTCCGAGAAATGGGTTGTCGAGCATACCACTGCTCGAAACGTCAAAGCTGACTTAGTCCTTGGGCGGCGCGTAGCGGATCACGTTCGCAATAGTCGCCATGCAGAGCATCATCGCCGAGGTGTCGAGCCCGTGATTCGGCGCGTTGCTTTTCACTTCGCGCCACTCCCAAACGCCGGTGCGGATCTCGACTTTGGACTCGCCCTTGAGGTGTTCGAGGTAGAGCGGATTGACATCGGCGGGCAGTAGCCATTTGAGATCGCCCTTGGCCTCGAGCGCGTTCGCGAGGAGGTCCTTGAAATAGTCGCCGCTCCAGTCGTAATAAAACACATCCCCGCCTCGGTAGTCGCTCACGCGCGGCTCCGAGAACGGGAAGTTGATGAGCTTGTCGCTGGCCTCATCCCGCATCGTCCAAGTCTTTCGAGCGTAACCGCGCATCCCGCGCCAGCCGAAGTCCGCGCAATCGCGGTCCACGTCGGCGGGTCGGTAGCCGCGATCTTGAGCAACGCATGCGTCTTGCACCTTGTAACGGTGCTGCAAATGCCGGAGTTGGTCCCGCGTCTCGATGCGCCCAAAATAAAGTTGCTTGTAGGTCGGCCCGGTCGCCGAGCTGAAAGCCCCGATCTCCACCCACCAATGGTCTTGCTGCCGGTCGATTGCCATGAACCGGATGACCTCGCCGTCGATTGCCTCGCCGTTTGAGAACTGGGCGACGGTGTAGTCGCTGGCCTGCACAAACAAATTGACGACCTTCTTTTCCACAATCCACGGCCTCGCCTCGCGCTTGGTCTTGAATTCGATCTTCATCTTGTCGTCACCTTGGCGCACGAAATGATTGTCCGCCTCGCAGAATTCTTCGACCAGAAGCCGCATCGGCCGGCTAACAAGCGATTCGACGCGAAAGCTCTGAATCTCAGCCGGCGCTGCCTCGTTCAGCGAAACGAACCGCCCGGCCCGCTTCCAGCCGGTGCGCGTCGTGTCGGTGTCCGGCGACTCGTGGCCGCAATGCGGACAACGGAATCGGCACGACTCGACCGCCCGCGCAACGTCCCACGTCTCGTCATCGCGCCGTGCCGCCACATCCCAGACCACGCCGCCTCGAAGCCCCGTCTCCTCATTCTTGTCCAAGGCAAACGCGATCGGGTGAACCTTGTGGCACGCCGGGCACTCGGTGCTCCATTCCTGCTGGGTGCCCTGGCGGAAGCTCGTGTCCTCCACGTTCCCGGTCTCCAGGTCCATAATCGGCGCTTGGCTCGTGTTGTAAATCTTCGAGCGCCCGACTTCCTCGAAGCGACTGACGCGAGCGACTGCGTGACCGTAGACCTCTTGCCACTTCGGAAGCCAGATTTCGTCGTTGATTTTGTAACGGATGGACTGCGATTGCTGGCTCGAAAGGTTCGCCGGGTTGAGGAGGAAAAAGAAGCCGCCAAAGTAAATTTCGGTTGTGGTCCGGTGCGGTCCCACTCGCGGAAGCATCGCCGCCACCGGCTTGCAGCTCTCGAAGATCGGGTTCAGCCGTGACTTTGCATGCCTATCGATCATCTCGTCGGTCTGCATCGTCCACGAAATCGGCCCGGCGTCGTTGCAAATCAGCCACGGCACCCAGATGTCCGCGACAAGCGTCCCGCCGATTTGCACGGCCTTGCGGAAGTGCACGCGGCGCACGAGCGGATTCTGGAGCGCGTCGAAGATCGGAATCAGCCACGGCGAAATCTTGACGTTGAACGGTCCCGGCGTGGCGTAGCTCTCTGGCAGGACAATGTGCTTCCGTGCCCATTCGTAGATCGGCGAGCGGTCGGGCTGCGGAAGGCGCAGGGTGGTGAGGAGTGCGTCGGAGGCGGTCACGCGATCAGGTGCAGCACGTAAGCGGAAAACGCTTCGCTCTGACTTATTCCGCGAGCCTTGCACCAAGCGCGAAACCGCGCCGCGACTTGCGGACGGAGCCGCACCGTCACGCCTACGGCACGTTGATCGGGCGCGAGCGGCTTGCGGCCTGCGCCTTTGCGTTTGCCGCCCCGTGTCATGCGGCAAGAAGACGAACCGAGTTTTTCTTGAGCTTTCCGGTTTTGGTCACGTCAGCAGTAAACCAGCGGCCTTCAGCGTTTTTCACTACGATGTAACTGCCTTCGTTTTTAACGAGCTTGATTGCAGAAGAGCGGCCAAGCAAGAACTGGATTTGAATGAGGGTATCGGTGAGGTTCATGTGTCAGAGCATTCACGCCGTTTGATTGATTGCAAGCTTTATTTCAAACAATCTTCACGCCTCTTCTTTGCTCGTCCCGGTCGATGAAAAAAACGGTCGGTCGGTCGTCAGCTCGATCTCGTAGTGATCGTCCACGCAACGCCCCGACCACGCGACCTGATAAAGCATACACCCCGGCCTGTAAATCATCGCAATAACGATTCCCGCGTCGTCGCCGCAAGTCCGATGCCAGACCATTTCTCCGAGGTGGAATTTTGGCGTGTCGGTCATGCACTTACCCGCGACTTGTCCAACGCCTCGGTTTCGAAGGTCGCGATATTCGCGTTCACGACTTCGCGGATCTCGGACAAGATCGCGCCGCCCTCCACGTTCAGCTCTGCCGCGTTCATCCCGACGCCGCGCGGACCGAGTTCAATCGTGAGCTTGAGCCTGAGCAGTAGGTCCAACTTTTGCCCGAGCGTCACGAGCATCGCCTCCACCACTTCCCGGTCGATCACGTCGCCGGCCTCGCGCTCGTTCTTGGACCTAGCGAGGCGGATCTGCTCGCGCATGAGCTCGGCTTTGAGGTCGGCGAGTCCGCCGCCGCTTCCGCCTACGCGTCCAAGTCCGTGCGAGTCAGCCCATTTTTTGATTTCGTCCGCCGTGCCGTCATGCGGAAATCCGTCGCGTTTCCGCCAGTTGCGCAGCGTGCGTATGTCGATTTGCAGCTTTTCAGAAAGCGCGATCAAATTGGGTTCAGGCTTGGGCATAGTTTGAACCTTTGCTGATATTTTGCGCCGCCCACATTGGCTGGAGATTGCGCCAGTTGAAACACTGAAGC